CAGCCCGTGAGTACGCCAGAGGTTTATCCGACTGGCTGGTGAGTGGAGCGGTAACGGCTATTCATGCGTCGGAATTTAGTGTTAGCCATTCATCAGGTTTTGCTGGAACGGCAGATGCCCTGTTGGACACAGAGCTAGGGCTAACAATCTGCGATTTCAAGACGAGCGGCAGGGAAACAGACAAGCCCGAAGCATGGCTAAAAGATCACCAAGACCAACTTGGCGCCTACAGTCTTGCCTTATATGAAAGAGCTGGCATCCGTGTTGGTGGTGGAGCGGTAATTATCGGCAAACCCAATGGGACCATTCAACTGCGGATGCTTAGCGAGCTTGAAATGCGTGGCTGCGAAGTTAGGTGGCAAGAGCGTATGGACCGCTATATGGCGATGGTTGCTGTTGGAGCGGTGGGATGAAGCTTGAAGAAGCGTTAGACCTTTGTTATCGGGGAAAAAAGAATGTGGCGAAAGCAGCCGAAGAAGTTGAAATCTCATTTATAGAGATGAAACGTCTTCTGACTGCTTACATTTTGGAACGTCCGATAAACGGCCATTCATGGGAGGAAGAGCTAGAAGTTAGCTGGCCTTATTGTTAATCCTCAAGATCAACATCAAGGCGGCCAGTTCTTAAGGCATGAAGGTAAGCACGCTCAAGGGTTGTAAGCCCATTGCTGTGTTTATGGTGGAGCGCAGCAATCGCCCTAGCTTTTGCGGCTGCTCTCATCTCTTCCGGTCTTTTAGACCAACTTGAGAAGCTAGTCATGACCATTCAACCTCATTAATTAAGGACGATAAAACCTTCAATGATTGAACGCTAGATAGTTTGCGTTGAGATCTACTCAAGGCAGCGCCAACCATATCAGGATCGCCTAATTTTATATCGTTCTCCATGTCTTGCCCAATCAACTTCAAACAAAGCTCTAAACGTTCTGGGATGTAATTTTGCAGATGATTAGAGGCTACAGCTTGCCTTTTGCCAACAATGACAGATAACAATTGATTGATGGCACGGTCAGCTTGTTGGCGTGAGATTAGTTCGTTATTCATTGGTGAAAGAAATCGTAGGCTGTGGTTGGTGTTGGGTCGTAATTTACTTCAGCTTCAAGCAATGGAATGATCTCATATTCGAGAAGATCTCGCATTGAATGCGTAAGGTGTTCATCCATCATGTGGCGTTTCTTTTCACGCTCAATAATAGATTGAAGCTCTTTAAGGATCCTCTCAAGCTTGGTTTGTTCGTACTCTTGTTGTGGTTGGTAGTGGTAAGTCATGAGTGGTTGCGGATGAAGGTTTTGCATTTGGCGACTTGATCAGCATCGATAACTTGATCAGGGTCGCAGGAGTTAGACAGCATCAATCCATCACCTTCTTTGATCGAATTAAAGGTGCTGATGTAGTAGCTGCTAACAAGAGACCCAGCTCTAGTTTTGAAGAAGATAATCTTCTCAGTTTTGCTGGTGTAGCGCCCCAAGGTAGCTATCAAAAGCTCACCGGTTTTAGTGTTGATGTTCATTGGTGCGTTAAGCCTCTGTGAGTGCGAATTGGTGAATGCGTGCTTGAAGATCACGGAGGCTGTTGGCTCGTTTGGAGTCCTGCCATCCCTTCTCTTCAAGAAAGAACAACTCCCAGCTAATGGCATCAACTAGGAGTTCGAGTTCGTGAACGGTTAGGTCCATTGGTTAAGCAAAAGGTGATACGGACTGGGTGTTGTACCCGTTCCATTGTTTGGCTTGGTTCATAGCTTTAATTAAGCTGCAAACTGCTTTGTCGTCACCAGTAGCCACAGACACCTCCAGACGGTGCTGAAGCATCGCTAGGACGCTGCTGGTGTTGATTGGTTCGGAAGACTCCTCAAGGCTTGGCCCATCGTCACTCAACTCGATCTCAGCTTGTGCAGCTGTGATGTCGTTGTATGCAGTGGAACGTGAGACGCAAAATTTTGCGCTAACCATTGTGGCGACTGAAGCGGTACGGATACCCCTTTCCAGCATTGCTCTTGTGTAACTGAGGCGGGCTTGGACTTCCTGTTGGGTTGACATTGGTTGAGTTGGAAAAGTTGGACAAAAAAATTAAAGTGTGCAGTGCTGAAGAATCCGAATCTTGGCTAGCAAGATTTCGCTTTTTGGAGTGCAAGCGCATTCGTCCATCAACAGACCTTCGATGTGAGACAGGTCTTCGCTGTCGAGTTCAATGAAGTCTTGAAGCGTGACGCCTGTCCATTCGGCTGTGAGTTCTTTCATTTGAGGTTTGGGTTTAGTTCTGCTGGTGTTGGAACGGATGGTAGGGATTCGCGCCAGAGTTCCTCAGCGATCAAGTCGTCAAGCTTCTGGCGGTCGTAGGCATCCAGCTCCATGGCTTCGATGTCGTCATCAGATGGCGGCCAAGCTGGTTCAAGCTCGCTAGGGAGCATGAAGTCGTCGGAGTTGTTCATTAGTTGAATTGTGATGTGTTTTGGTGCGGGCCTGTCGTGTACCAAGAGCACACTGAACCAGGGATTCCGCGTTCTGATAACTGTTGGTTCCAATCTTCTGCCAGCTCGTCAGCGTCCATTTGGGATGTGATCAGTTGATACACGACCTGGTGGCCGTGTCGTTCGGTGTACTGGCAGAGATGGAAAACGTGTGTTTGTTGCTTGGGTTGGTTCATTGGTTGTAGAGTTTTCTACTCTCCTAGTATTGCATCAATATCAGCCAGCCGTCAACAACAGCACATAAAAAAAGACCCCTAGCTGGGGTCTGGTGGTTGTTGGTGCGGTTACCAATAGTTGCCGAGCTTGAACTCAGCCGAGTAACGCCGAGCCATCACCTCGGCAGCTTCAAGCCTCACAGCCTTAGGAAAGATGTGATGCCATGCTGTCGTCATGCTGCCGTGTTCTAAGTTGTATTGCTTAGCGGCTGGCGTGAGGCAGTAACGCTCGATCGAGTGGATGGCTAGATCAAGTGAGAAGTTGCCGCGCTTGTGATGCTTGCTCAGATTTTGGAGAACTGGTTTAATCCATATCTCCGTGTTGTCTGCGTAGAGTTCCAGCTCTCGCGCTGCATCGGATAGCGCCACAGTTTCGTTCGAGAAACGTTCCGCAATGTAGGCGTCTCTTGCGGCACCAGTCAAAAGAGAGTTGTTGTCGGCCATGGTGTGGTTGATTGGTTGATCTTTAGAATACTACAGCAACAAAGAAGGCCCGGCAGAGCCGGGCGATTCCTTAGTTCTTGGCAGCTTCCGCAGCTTCGTCGATCTTGCGAATCGCTTCCGTTGCGTGCTTAATCACATCCTCAAGGTGATCTCTCCCGTCATCGTTCCACCTTTCGGCGGAAATATAATCGAGGATCGAACTCCTCAGAATCTCCTTGCCAATACTCCGTAGCTCAACGCTACCTGTCGCCGTCCGTGCTTCGATCTCGAAAGCCCGAAGCGATAAACGGCAACCGGAAGCGTCGAAACGATGGGTGACTTTGTAATCCATGGTGGTCTCTTGTTTGTTGGTACGGAAGAAAGAAGCCCAGCCGAAGCCGGGCGATTGATCAGACGAAGCTAGGCAACTCGGGCGCTAACGCTGCGATGCGGTAGATCCTGTGTGGGTTGATCCGTGCCCGTAACGTTGCCAGACGTTGAGCGTCTGCCTTCGCATTGGGACGGCCTACTGGCTGCCAGCCTGCCTCGATTCCTTCGTACCTGGTCACAATGTGGCGCATGGGTTTGTCCGTTGATTGGGTGGTTTCCTCGCATCCACTGGGAGCACGCCCTCGAAAGGGTGAGCCGGTCAGACCGCAGAGCGTGAGACGGACGGGACGCCCGGCCTGCCTGCGATTGGAGCGGATCGGCTCCCAGTGGGTTCAGTTGTCGAGGTTCAGCGAAGGTCGAAACGTTTCCGTTTTTCTCTTCCCTAATATTCTACCATATTTTTTGCCCACTAGCACAGAACAGGGGGGTAGGGTTCCGGTTTGCCGACTGTCATAGCAGGTTCCCCCGTACCCCAAACATATATTCGCCGAACAGTTCTATTGTGCTAAAAAAGGCCCCCACGAGTAGTGGGAGCCGGGGGTGGGGGTCAAGTTTTGAGGTCGTATCAGTCGGTCTTGTCCTGAATTTTGATAGTCAGATCAGGCGCCTGAATGTTGACGATCTCGGTGGACTCACCGATGACGCGCCCAATTGAATCCAGCACCTGGCTTGCGGTCTGCAATTGCCCCTTCTTAATAGCCTGATTAAAGAGTTTGGTACGCATGTGCTGAAGCCGCGCCAACATATTTTCGCGGTCAGACTTCCAGTCTTCATCAACGAGAAGCTTTACTTCAGCCCAATCGCGCCAAGCGGTATTGATGCTGACCTGTTCCCGCTCAACATGCTCATAAACAAGCGCCCTAGCCGACAACCCTTCTAGCTGCCGACGATATAAACGCCGCACACGATCTTCTTTTGCATTTGTGGTACGGCGTTCGTCTTGAGTCATGCTTGATACGACCTTTTCCAAGATCTTAACTGGTAGAAAGGCTTCTAGCCCCTATTGAAGGGGGGCAGGGGTCAAGAATCTGTGTAATGTGGCATTTATGAGCCAAAAAACCGCACCAATTGAGCTTCGATGGGCTCAAGGCCAAGTATTTTCGTGCGAAAAACGCTTCAGAGTTTTAGTAGCGGGTCGCCGCTTCGGCAAATCGTACTTGTCTTGCGTTGAATTGGTACGTGGAGCGATCAATCGCCCTGGGGAGACATTTTTTTATTGTGCTCCGACGTATCGGATGGCAAAGGACATTGCATGGCGAGCATTAAAGAAGCTTGTGCCCCAAGTTTGGATCAAGAGTAAGAACGAAACCGACCTACGACTTGAGTTGATCAATGGATCAACGATCGAGCTAAAGGGAACAGAGAACGCAATGGCACTAAGGGGCCGCAGTTTATCTGGGGTGGTATTGGATGAGGCTGCTTTTATGAGTTCGGACGTATGGTTTGAGGTGATTCGGCCTGCGTTAGCGGATAAGGAGGGTTGGGCATTATTTATTTCAACGCCGGACGGCACAGCTAGTTGGTTTTATGACTTGTGGTGTTATGTACCGGAGGACGAGACAGGATTATGGGAGAGATGGAGTTACACGACGATTGATGGGGGTAATGTCAGCAAGCATGAGGTTGAAGCTGCCCGCGCTCAGCTTGACACGAGAACATTCCGTCAAGAATTTGAGGCAAGCTTCGAGAACCTTACGGGTCTTGTTGCGATCAGCTTTGGTGATGAGAACATCTCTCAAGAAGCCAAGGATATAAGTATCCAGCCATTGCTTTTAGGAGTTGACTTTAACGTTGACCCAATGAGTGGTATTTGCGCGGTAAAGGATGGCGAGACGTTATATGTTTTCGACGAAATTATGTTGACTGGCGGTGCAACAACCTGGGATTTTGCCGAAGAAGTTACACGCAGATATGGTGTGGATCGAAGGATTATTGCGTGCCCAGACCCTACAGGCGGAGCAAGAAAGACAAGCGGAGTTGGTGTAACGGACCACGCAATTTTGCGGCGCAGTGGATTTACGGTCCAATCACCCAGAGCTGCATGGAAAATCCGCGACAAGATCACCGCTGTTAACACTGCGTTACTTGATGCTGCTGGAACGCGAAGGACGGTAGTGCATCCAAGGTGTAAGCACCTGATCAAATCGTTGCGAACATTGACGTATGCACCTGGGACAGGACTCCCAAACAAGAATCTGGGAGTTGACCACGCCTTTGATGCGTTCGGTTATTTAGTTTTACAACAGTTTAATTTGGCCAAACCGGAGACGATGGGCGCTACGTCTTATCGGTTGTATTGAGGTTGTTATTGAACGTGTTGCCAAGACCGTCCAACGATTGCTCTATATGCAGTTGTTTGCGCCACATCAAAAGCAAAGGCACAGTCAAACGAGCTAGCCCCACCAGCAGCAAATTCACGCATCTCACGCACGGTATCTTCTGTGAGTTTTGAATTTTGTTGGTCTTCGCCCTTGCGATAAAGAACCTGTTTTCTTTGCGCGATCTCTTCAGGGCCTTGAGTGGTCACAAACTTGTGGTCACAGACAGTGCATTTCCTGTAACGACGGATTTCTTCTGGCTTTTTCTTGTTGATGGAGATGACGCGGCTGCTGCTCCCGCATTTTGGGCACTTCAAGTTTGTTGTTGATTGGCACGAAGGGCTAGACTAGGCCAAAGCCAAGCCTCGTCATGCCCCAAGGTCGCGGAACTTATGGAAGCAAGAAGGGGCGTCCTGCTAAGAAGAAAAAAGGGCTGTACGCAAATATTGCAGCGAAAAAGAAGCGAATTGCGGCCGGATCTGGTGAAAAGATGAGAAAACCAGGCGATCCTGGCGCACCAACTGCAAAAGACTTCAAAAAATCTGCTAAAACCGCTAAAAAACCACCCAAAAAGAAGAAGTAATGGCTGAAAAGAAAAAGCGTAAAAAAGGGCCAAATCTTAGCGTTGGCCGGGGTGAAAAACTTCCGGCAAGTAAAGGTGCAGGTCTAACTGCAAAAGGCAGGGCTAAATATAATAAAGAGACCGGTTCAAACTTAAAACCACCTGTTACCGGCAAGCCTAAAACCAAAAAAGAAGCAGCACGCAAGAAATCTTTTTGTGCTCGCAGCAAAAGTTGGACTGGTGAACGAGGTAAAGCCGCTCGAAGGAGATGGGGTTGCAACAACTAATCAGCGGTTAAAATAATGACATGACTTACTCCGTCCCAGGGCTCGTTCGGACCCATTTGGTCAGCAGCTCCTATATGGGGAGTGTTGACAGTCCATTTGTCCGAACACGGGCAGTGATTGACCAGATGAAAGGCTGGGAAATCATGAAAGCCGTGGTCTCCGGTACTGAGTATTTACGTGATAACAGCGAAGCATTTCTGCCATTAGAGCCTCGCGAAGATTATTCCGCATACCTAGCGCGTGTAAATCGTGCTGTATTTACGCCATATACCCAACGTTTGATTCGAGCGGCAGCAGGCTTGATTCTGCGTAAGCCAATCAATATTGTTGGCGATCCATATTGGACAGAAGTTTTCAACAAAGACGTTGATGGCTGCGGTTCAGATCTGGATGAGTATGCACGTCGTCTAGTGATCTGTGCATTGACCTATGGCCATTGCCATACGTTGGTTGACTTTCCCGCTCCAACAGAAGCCCGAAGCCTTGCAGAAGAGCGTGCATTAAACCGTCGTCCATATTGGATTGAGGTCGATCCAACCAAAGTGTATGGCTGGCGTTTGGATCGTGAATCGAATTACGGCAACCTGACGCAAGTGCGTATTGGTGAAAAAGCTGTTGTAGCCGACGGTGAGTTTGGAGAAAAGGTTTATGACCAGATTCGTGTCATTGAGCCGGGTCGTTATCGCGTCTATCGGCAAGAAGAGCAAAAGAAATCGATGCAAGGGAATTTCCCATACCCCTCTTCGTTTGACCAATCAGACGCTACGGCGGAGTATGAGCTTGTTGAGTCTGGGCCGTATTCACTTGATCAAGTCCCCTTGGTCACGATCTACGCGAACAAGACGGACACGATGACAAGTCGTCCACCGTTGCTGGACATTGCTCATCTAAATCTTGCTCACTTCCAGCGCCAAGCTGACTTGATTCACAGCTTGCATATCGCATCACAACCGATGCTGGTGCTTGAGGGTTGGGACGATCAAACTAAGGATATGGCTGTGAGTGTGAACTATGCGATGGCGACACAGCCGGGAAACAAGGTCTATTACGTGGAGCCTGCCGCTAGTGCTTTTGAAGCGCAATCTGCGGAGATCCAAGAATTACAGCAACAAATGGCGACGTTGGGCATCAGCACGCTTAGTCAACAAAAATTCGTAGCTGAATCAGCTGACGCACGACGATTAGACCGTATCGACACAAATTCAATGTTGTCGATGGTTTCGATGGACCTGGAGTCAGGCTTGCAGAAGGCTTATAACCTGGCTGCTAATTATTTGGGTATTGAGCCACCTGAAGTGAAGATCAGCCGTGACTTTGACCTTCAGCGTCTTATCGGTCAAGACATTACGGCAATGGCTCAGCTGTTCCAAGACAGCATTATTGATCGCGAAGAGTTCCGTGACATGTTGGTGCAGGGTGAAATCCTGCCTAACGCAGCTGAATCGCAAGATCGGTCAGTAGAGGTACAGTAGGGGCGTAATAGCTTCCACTCTCATGGGACTTCGATTTGAGGAACTGAATCCTCCCGAAAAGAAAGAAACTGCTGCTGCCAAAAAGCCAGCGCGTAAAACAAAAGATACTAAAGTACAAGAGTCCACTAAATCTTAAAAATGGAAGAACAAGTCATCCAGGAGACGCCAGTGGCAGCTCCTGAACAGCCCGTGGCTGAGACTGCGACTTCAACTCCTGCTGTAGACGTTTCGGCGTATGAGCAGCAGATCCAGGCATTAAAAAATCGTGCCAGTGAAGCCGAGGATAAATTCCAAGGCATCAAAGGCAAGCTTGATGATGTCTACAAAAAACAAGACGATCAACGCAGAAAAACGCTTGAAGACCAAGGTCAATGGAAAGACCTTTGGGAAGAGGCCAACAAAACTGCTCAAGACAAGCAACAACAAATTGCTGACCTAGAGCGTCAATTGCAAGAGCTTCGGGTTTCAAACGAAACAGCAGCAATGCAAACGTCTGCCTTGTCTGCGATTAGTCAGGCTGGAGCAATCAATGCTCAACAGATGCTGCAATTAGTGCAGAACGGTCTTAAGAAGTCTGAAGATGGCAGCGTCAAAGTTCTTGACGGTGGCGTTGAACAAGACCTAGGTGTTTATTTAGCCAAGCTAAAAAATCCTGGTTCTGGCTTTGAACATCACTTCAAGCCAAGCACTCAAGCTGGCATGGGAGCTAAGCCTTCAACAGGAACTGCAGGTGCCGCAGGCATCGCAAATCCTTGGCTAGAGGGTAGTATTAACTTAACAAAGCAAATGGCTTTGGATGCTTCCGACCCTGATCTTGCAGCTGTGCTCAGGAGAGAGGCCGGTAAATAGTCCCTGTGGGACACCATCTCAAGTCTGTGACTTGATCCACCGCAAACATTATCCCTGAATAAGAAATGGCTGCTCCATTTCAGAATTATTCCGGCGGTGTCCTACTCGCGGACATCGTAAAAAGGAATAATCTCAGCACCTATGTGTCTGAGGCCATCAAAGAGCGCAGCTTGTTTATCAAGTCTGGCGCTGTTACTCGCAATTCATTGCTTGATTCCCGCTCAGGCGGTACTCGCATTCAAGTTCCCGAGTTCAATCCTGTATCTCCAACAGAAGAGATCATGGACGGGACTGCTACGTGGGGGACCAGCACTGCTGGCTATCTGACTCCACAGAAGATCGGAACTGGCACGCAAATTGCAACCATTTGCCATCGCGGTTTCGCGTATGCCGTGGATGACATTGCAATTTTGGCTGCTGGTGAAGATCCAATGCTTCACATCCGCAACCAGCTGGCTGATGCAATCAACAAGCTGAACAGTGCACGTCTGTTCTCACAGCTTGCTGGCTTGTTCGGCACTGCTCTTTCTGCCAACGCTTTGGATAAAGCTGTTGCAGCAGCATCTGGTGGCGCTGAGGCTAACTTCCTCAGTGCATCCATGGTTGCTGAAGCACGCTCTAAGCTTGGAGAGCGTGGTGAAGAGCTGGACACTCTGATTGTTCATCCTTCTGTTGCTTACTACCTGTATCAGGTAGGAATGCTGACCTTCTCTACTTCAGCACTCGCCGCTAATGGTGCAGTGACCTGGGGTGGTGGTGGCGTAGGCATTGGCGCTCGCGAAGTTGGTGAGTTCGCAGGAATGCGAGTCGTTACCGACAGTGCAGTGAACACCGTTGCCCCTGGCACTGGTGGTCATCAGCGTGAGTTCTATTGCTACCTGACCAAGGGTGGAACCATCCTTGAGGGTGTGCAGCAAGAGCTTCGGATTGAAGCTGATCGCAACGTCCTCTCGAAGCAAGACGTGCTTTCTGTGGATTACCACAGCACCTATCACGTAATGGGTACTAAGTGGTCTGACGCTGGTGACAACCCCACCAACGCCAACCTGGCTACCGCTAACAAGTGGGCTGCCACTTATGACATCGACCTGATCCCTATGGTTCAGTTGACTGTCAACTCTCCGCTGGATACCAGCACCATCTGATCTTGATCAGAGCAAAGGCCCTACCATTAGGTGGGGCCACCTTATTATTGTCTTATGGCTGCCACGATCAACGCCACACTCAAGAGTGAGACAGCCAACAGCTTTGTGACGTTGGCAGAGGCAGACGCGTATTTTGAAACCGTCCCAAGCTCAACGCAGTGGGACAACAAGACTGATGACAACAAAATTCGCTCTCTGATCTCGGCTACAGGCTGGATCGATACGTTGAATTTCTATGGTGATCGTTGCGATTCAAACCAAGCCTTAAGTTGGCCGCGCAATAATTATCATGTCGATCGGGTAGAGCTGACCTGTTCGGCGATTCCAAACGCAATTAAAAAAGCTACATATCTATTAGCGTTTGAACTGGCTAATGACACGGACGCGATTACAGGGAATACCGGCGATAAGGGGTTATACGAAGAAGTCGAACTCGGAGACCTCAAGGTCAAGTACAACACTGCTAGTCAAGCTACTGGAACTGTCAATAACGTATTCGACGTTTACCCTTGGCTGCAGTCTTATCTTGGTGCTTATTGTCTTGGAGGTTCTGGCTCTTATCAAGTTCGTATGGTGAGGGGTTGAGATGTCACTTGTAGACAGCACTTTTAAGTCAATCCCCAAAGATCTATTGGACGAATGGGGCCAAGACATCACGCTTGTCAAAACGACAACGCCACGCACTTACGACCCAGCAACAGGTGCTGTGACTGGTGCGGATACGTCTGTTGTGCTGAAAGGTCTGATTTCTAATATTTCAGCAAGGGAAAGCGAAGGGCTTTACCAAACAACTGACATCAAGGTGATTCTTGGTGGTGACGAGTTGAACTCTTACTACCCAACTGAAGCTGATCGCATCCAGTATTCACAAGCTGGCGTGACAAGAGAAGCGAAGATTTTAAATGTGTTGAGTCTTCGGGGCGAGGATCCTTTGCTCCACACGATTGTTGCGAGGCCCCAGTAATGGCATTTAAGAATAGGTTCTGGGATGCCGCTAAACAGCTAGATATGGTTGTCGCTTCTACTGTCACAGCAGGACCGTTGCGGGCTGCACATCGAATCGTTACTGAGTTGCAAGAAGAAGGGCCAAGCTGGACAGGCAGGTTCTCAAATTCTTGGGGTGTAAGCACTTTTGACGGGCGTGCTTATCAAGGGGATGGAGCCCCCGGAGAACCTCGTCGGCTTAATATCCCTTTGCTTACCGGCAGGCAGGCAATTAAAGCTGGTTTTGCAAAAGATCGTGTTGTTTATACAGTTTTTAATTTCAGCTCTTGGGCTGGGCAAGCTGTTGACTTTGAACAAGATAGATTTTTCCGTCCAACTGAGACACCTCAAACTCAGCTAGGTCTTAGTAAATGGGAGGTTTCTAATAACTCCAGGCGTCCGCGAGGTCTTCGTGGGGATATTTATTCAGGCCCTCCAGGAGGACAAGCCTCCCGAACTGCGCCCTTGGACTGGTTCACTAAATACGTTACTGGCGGTAGGCTCGATAGATCCGTGACCTTAGAGATGAATAACATGCTTGGGTCGTTATGAGATATCAAGCTGTTCGCGCTGCAGTTGAGTCGCCCCTTCAAACAGCTTTTGGAGGCTTAAGCCCTGCAGTGCCTGTTTTCTTCGACAACATTACTGCCACTCCAGAAAATGCGACAACGGAATACATCAAAGTCTCTTTAAGTTTTGGGGTGACCACAGAACAAGGATTAACTACTAACCTAGACCGAATTAGAGGTTCTATTGTCGTTCGTGTCTACACCGAAAAAGGCAAAGGCCCCGCAAGAAACCAAACGTTGGTAGACACAGCAGTTACAACGCTGCTCAGTTTAAGTGCGTCAACTAGAGCGGCCACAGGTATTTATCTTCGCCCCGGAGTAGTTAATGGGCCTACTTTTTCAACGACTGAACAATCTCCCCACATGATGGGACGTATTGACGCAGGGTTTATTGCTGAAGATCACGGTTAGTTGTTTCGCTGACAGCACGCTAAGCTGTATGAGTCCGGGTTTCGCCCGTAAGTCCACCATTCTCAGTACCACGAATGGCT